GACGCGACCGCCCGCGATGCGGCTTGCCGTGTCGCTGAAGATGGGGAACTGGCTATCGAAGCCGACAGAGTAGCCCTTGGTTCCCCATACCGGACAGCCGTAAACCTCCATCTCTGAGGGCGACCAGACCTTGCCCAAGTCCGCCCAGCTCAAACCGCTCGATTCGGTGAGCTTTTCGCTCGAAGAATAGCGCTCTTCGAGAAGCACGCGCTGCGCCATGATCGCGTTCTGAAGCGCGGTCGGCAGCGCTGGCAGGAAGTCGTTGATTTCCCAGTCGTGCAGCTTCGAAACCAAGTAAGGGTGCTTTTCCTCGGCGGTACCGTTGTTGTCGTTCGTATCTCGCCACTGAAGATAGCTGGTGTTTGATGCCTTGTCTCCGGTGACGCTCACGGGCGCGAGCGGCACCATGACGATATGGTGCCCCTTCGCTGTGTCGCCGCACTGGTAATAGTGGTCGATAGCGCCGATGCGGTAGCGCACCGTCTGCGACGGAACGTTAGCGCCCGCCGTGATGGGAACGTCGATGTAATCGCCGATGCGAAGACCGGCGAAGTTGGCGCTTCGAGCGCGGTTCCGAAGCCATGTGTAAACGTCGGTGCTCCCGATCTCGTTTGCGAAAACCGAAGCGAGCGAGCGCCCAGCGTAAGAGTTTGTGTTGTGCTGTCGGTCGTATTCCTCGGCAGTCGTTACGGCGTTCGCCGTGTTGCGCGCAGAAGAATCCTTCAGATTGTAGGCGGTTCCGCCGATAGAGAACTTCGACAAGTCGGCCATTGCTTTTCTCCTTCCTTAGTTGAGCGTCGCCGTCTCGCCGCTCACGTTCGCCTGAGCGACGGTTACGGTCTCGCTAGAAAGTGCAGTGCGTCTGTTGGTGGGCATGTACGCCGTTTCGCCAAGGACTATGTAGCCGTCCTGTAGCTCCACAAGCGCCGTCGCAAGCGTCGCGTTCTCTTCGCGCAGCTCTTGCACCTCGTCATCTGAGGGCGGCTCGATAGAAGCGATAGAGTTTGCGATGTTAAGCGCGTTCTGCGCAGCGGCGGTGGCATCCTCCGCCGCGCCGTTTGCCGCAGCAGCGGCGGCGTTGGCGCTTGAAGCGGCAGTGTTCGCCGCGCTCGCGGCGGCGTTGGCGTTGGATGTTGCCGCGTCGGCGTTCTGCTTGGCGGTGTTGGCGGCTGATGCCGCGTTGTTCGCAGCCGTGGTTGCAGCGTCGGCGTTCTGCTTGGCGGTGTTCGCCGCCGAAGCTGCGCTTGTCGCCGAAGCTGCGGCATCGTTTGCAGCCTTCGCGGCGTTGGTCGCGCTCGTAGCAGCCGAGTTCGCCTTGCTCGCGGCGCTGTTCGCCGCGCTGGCCGCGCTGTTGGCTGAGCTTACGGCCTGATTGCCACGGTTGATGAGGTCTTGCACGGCATCGTCCCAGTTCTGCGAGGGCTGCTGCCCGTCAAGAGCGCTGCGCAGGATTTCGATTGCGAAGCGCTCCGTCGAATAGGTATTGCCGCTCTTCGTGATCGTGAAATAGGCTTCGTCGGTGTAGCCGGACACGCTGCAAAGCTTGGATTCGTCAACCGTGATCGTGGCGGCGTTGCCGCTCACCGAGCACTGGCCGCGATAGTAGTTGCGCTTGTTCGGCAGAAGCACGACAAGCCATGCGGTAGCGCCTGAAAGCGAGAACTCAGCGCCGTTGTCGTAGATAAGCGCCTTGATTGTGGTTCCGCCATTGTCGCCCTGACCAACCTTGACGCAGGTTCCCGCACCTTCTTTCGAAATATCGAGTTCAAGCGTTCTGGTGTTCATAAGGAATCACCGCCTGAATCTCTGGCCGATATGACCGATTCCTGCATGGTAGAAACAAGCACGCTGATAGCGTCAACAAGATTGTTCGTATTCTGCACAAGCGCAGATACCATCTCCTTTAGCCCTTCCTCGTGCTCAACCGCAGCCGGCGGCGCGGCGCTTTGGGCTGTGTCTTCCATGATTCCCCCTAACTCCAAGTCAAACTTTCGTGGAACTCGCCGTTAAGCCACCCGAACCCCTTCGACCCGCAGCGGCATTGAACGCCGCTTGAATCAACCCTTATGTAATGGGTCGAATCGAACGCAAGCGTTGCATGGCTCCCGGAGGTCATAGTCAGACGCGGGTATCCCTGATTCTTTGAATCTGTCGATTGCGGAGGGCTGAGGATGATGTAAGGGTTGCCGGTAGTTGCCCCCGAGTAATACTGCACGGCTTCGAGGAAGTACCGGCCTGTGTTTCTCATCCCAACGCCGTTGTCTACGAATCCCACAAGGTCGAACAGCTGCTTTCCTGAGCATTTGAAGCTGAACCCCGATTTTCCGTCGCTCGTCGCTCCGACGGTTACGTTCGTATCAGAGTTGCGGTAGCTCTCAATCTTGTTGGTCGATACGGTGCCGGATCGGATGTACTCACCGTTGATGTATATGCGACCGCCACTGAGATAGATTCCCTGTGTCTGGCCGTTGTTAGTCAGCTTGTTGAATATGTCACGCTGCGTCTGCGCACTGACGGCTGAGCTTGCCGCATTGGCGGCGATATCCTGAACTGTCTTGCCGCCAACCTCCGCACTTGCCGAAAGCGAGAACTCGCCGGTGGTCAAGTCCCAGAAGTTCTCGCCTTCCTCGTCCGTGAGAAGCCCGGCGCGCACTCGGTCTGCGCGCATCGTCCCAGCATTGATGCAGTCAGCCGTGACCATTCCGCCCGTTAGGAAAGTCCGCCAGTCCCACGAGCCGTCGGATGCAAGACCGGAGGCAAGGCGCAAGCCCATTCCGTTTATGTTGATTGCCCACATGCCGGACGTGCTATTTAGCGGAAGGCCGGTATGCGCGTCGATGGGGACGTTAGACCATATGGTTCCAATCTCGAAAGTCTCAACCTTGTAGGTGCCCACTGCGTTGAACTGAGCGTTGAGCGCGGATTGAAGCTGCTGAAGCCATGAAACCGACGTTCCAGCCGCCGTGTCGTAGAGCGCGTTTTGCTGGCTGTTGCTCTTCAGGGCGCTGCTGACGCTCTGCCACATGTCGGCCATCGTGTCAGTAAGCGTGCCGAACGTCACGGTCGCGTCGCCGGTGAGCAAGTCGCGCTCAATCTGAGACACGCGGCCATGAAGACGCACGCCCTCGGCAGAAAAGCCCTTGTCGATGATCGCCACGTCATCGCCAACGCCCACGCCCTCCCACGAGCGCCCGAAGGCGTATAGGTCGATAACCGAAGCGGTGTAGGTTAATTTCGGCTCCTTCACTTGCTCCAAGTAATCTTGCGTTTCCTGCAAGAGCTGCGCCGCGTCCTCGCACTGCTCGTTGACGTATGACGCGACGGCGGGAAGAATGCCGCCCTCGCCGTCAGGGTGCCCCCAAACGGCGGTTGCTTCTGCATCCTCCACGTAGTCTTTGCCGCCGTTTATATCGCCGAAGGTGAGACGGCGACCGTAGCCGCCGCCCTCAGTCTCAACGCCCTTGCCGTAACCGTAGACGCGCGTTTTCGGGTTGTCGCTCGCAACCGAGCGCTTGACGGAAACGAGGTCTTTAGTCCACGTGAACCGTTTTGCGCTGCTCTGGTTGCCGCGCTTGGCGCGCACTCCCACGCGGCGGCTAACGATGCCCGCGCCGTCGTGGACGATGATCGTTTCAAGCTCGCCGCCCCATGTCTCGATGATTCCGGCCAAACCCTCGCGCACGCTCTCATGGTAGAAGGTGCGCGAAGCGCTGCCGCCCTGATCGCACGTGCCGACCTCCCAGCGCGTGTCTGCGAGAATGGATGTGAGGGCTACCGACACGCTGCCAGAAGGCCGCTTATCGTCCAACCAGTCATCCCACGTCTCGTTTACCGAGTTGATGCAGACGGCTTGCGTCTCTGGCGCGCCGTCATCGTCGTGTACGCGGTCGATGGTGTCAACGATGTGTTCGTGGCAAACTCCCTGAAGGTCAATCCAGACTACGCGGTCGCCCTTCACAAGGTCTTCGGCGCACGTGATGTTCAGTTCGTCGGTTCCGTCCAGCGCGTCGGTGTGCGTCGCTGCGCTCACCGTGAGCCGCCCCAGATTGTCGCCCCAGCGGTTGAAGCGGGTGAAGCCGATACGTCTAACTAAAGCCATCGTTCCACCCACTCAAGAATCGCGGTGCCGTTAGTGATGTTCAGGTGGCATCGTCCGTTGATCTCGAAGTAATCCGAATCAATCGTTACCGGCGCGGTCTGGTTGTTTACCGTCGCGTGCTCGGTCGCCATGTCAAGCCGTATGGTGCTCGAAGACGTGAGCGCGGTATTGATAGCCACAAACTCGCCGGTATCGACGTTCGTAATCCGCCACGTGCTGCCAGCGGAGGGCTTCGCCGTGACCTTCAGGTAAGCGGGTCGGTTGCCGCCAGCGTTTACGTAGATGTTGCCAGCCGAAACCTCCATGCGGCGCTTCTGTCCGTAATAGTCGGGGTCGCCGATATGGAAAGTCACGGTTGTAGTCGGGCAATCGTCGGTGATCTCGTCAAGGTCGGTGCTGCCGCTCACGATTGCGAGCAGGTAGCGCGTCGGGTCATCAGGAAGGTAGAGCGGAGCTGGTTCGTCCGTCCAGAGAGCCGCCGCGAGCTTATGCCGCATCTCCGCGACCTCGCGGCGGTCTTCCGTCCTAAGCCAAATCTCAACGGGAAGGTCGTAGCCGCCACGGTAGGCGCTCTTGAAGACCTCGCCATGCCGCCCCGGCACGCTCTCGAACGTCGCGTTGACGGTCGCCATGATGGGGCGGCGCACCTTGCAGTAAACCAGCTTCGATAGGTCGGTGCCGTTGAAGATGATTCGGTCGTGCTGGTTCCTAGTCCGTCTAAGTTGCAACTGGCACCCCCCTTTGCTTCAGCTTACTTGCGATGCCAGCGCCGATCTGCTGGCCTGTCTCGTATGCGTCCACGCCGTCAGCGACCGTGGCGTAAACCGTCACGGCGACGTTAACGGGCTGGCTCGGCGTGTCGGCGAACCGCGAGAAGGCGCGGTTTACCGAAGTCTCGATGAAGCCTTGCAACTGCTTCTCAGGCGCGATGAACTCGCCGCCCGCTTCGCCAACGCCGACGATTGAAGGCTCATCGAAGTAGCCGCCGCGCGCGTACCAACTGATGCTCACGCTCGGTAGTGAAATCGGGCCGAACTCGTTCCAGCTCACGTTGAAGTGCGGAAGCTTTGGCTTCGGAATGCTTATCTTGATTCCGCCGAAGGCGTTCATGATCTTCTGCGGAATGCTCGAAATCGCGTTCCATGCGCTTTCGATAGGGTTCTCTATGAAGCCCCGAATGCTGTTGAACACGCCCTGCACCTTCGAGCCAAGGCCGGGGAATCCCAGCTTGTCGCCGATTCGGTCTGCGATGCTAACCGCCGTGCTCTCGGCAGCGTCAAGCTTCGAGCCGATGTTGTCTTTAATCGCGTTGAAGGCGTTTGCCGCTTGGCTCTTCGCCGTCTCCCAGTCGCCGTTCATCGCGGCTTGCAGAGCGCCAGCCGCAGAGCTGCCAACCGTCTTCGCGGTGTTCATGTCGTTCTGCACCGTGGAAGCGATTTGCCCGAAGGCCGAATCGGTGTTGCCGGTTAGGTTGTTCCACCAGTTAGACACGGTATCGACCGCGCCTTGTGCGAGGTTCCCGACGTTGGTTTTAAGATCGTTCCAAGCGTTCGAAGCGCCGGTTTTGATGTTCTCCCAAGTGTCGGAAGCACCTTGCTTCAACTGCTCCCACTTCTCGCCAACGCCGGTGCAGAAATCAGAAACGCCAGTGCTGACCTGCTCCCAGATTCCGCCCCAGAACTCAGGCACGCCAGCAAAGAAATCCTGCACGGCTTGCCACTTCTCCGAAATCCAGCCGGTGAAGTCAGACCACATCTGCTTACCCGTCTCGGTCTGCGTGAAGAACCACGTAAGACCAGCGACGGCGGCGGACACGGCGGCAACGCCAAGGGCGATAGGATGCGCGGCGATAAGCCCGGTAAAGCCCGTCCATCCGCTAGAGAGCGTGCCGGTGAGCATGCTTCCAAGACCGCCCGCCTTGGTAACGATGTTAGAGAAGCCGGTTCCGATTTTGCTTAGAAAGCCCGTATCGCCCATGAGCTTCTTAGCGCCGCCCCAAAGCTCGCCAGCGGTCTTGAAGGCGCTTCCCACGCCCTCTGCGGCTTCCATCGTCTTACCAACGGCTGTTGTCACGCCGCCGAAGGCGACGGCTCCTAGAGCGAGGTTGTTAACAAGCGTCTGCTGCTCTGGCGAAAGGTTCTTGTACCAGCCCGTGACGGTTTCGAGCGCGGGCGCGAGCGTGTTAAGAAGGCTCGTGCCAATCTCGGTAACGGCAGTCTTGACGGGCAAGGCCGCTTCGCCGAGTTCCTGCATGCTCTGGTTCATCTCGTTCTGCGCGTCGCGCGAAGCGAGAAGGTCTTTGTTCGTCTCTTGGTACTGCTGTCCAGCTTCGCCGAGAAGCCCGTTGAGCGTTTCGGTGATGAGCGTAGACCGCTCTTGCTGGTCGCTGCACGACGCGAGGGCGGCGTTGAACGCGTCTTCTTTCGTCTGACCCTCTGCTATCGCTTGGTTGAACGCTGCTTGCGCGTCAGAGTTGCCGGAAAGCGCCGCGCTCCACTGATCGGCGGAAATCTTCGACCAATTGAGGGCATCGGATAGGCCAGAAACGGCCTGTCCGGTGGAAGCGGCCTCTTGGGCACCCTCGGCAAGGTTGGTGATAGGTAGAGCGTCACCGAACACCGCAAAAGCGCCAGCGGCAATGTCTGTCCACTGTTGAAGCTCTTGCTCGTTCGTGGTCAGGCGCGCCAAGTTCTGCGCCGCTTCTGTCGCGGTGTCTTCCTCGCCAAGGATGCGGTAGAAACTCGAATAGACGCTTTGCGCCGTCTCGGCGGTGCTACCCGCCTGAGTGAACGCAACTTCGAGCTGACCGCTGCGCTGTATCGCTTCCTCTTGGCTCGATGCAAGGCCGGTGAGCGCGCCAGCCGCACCGATGATGCCGCCAGACAAAGCGGTTCCTGCGCTCGAAACCTTAGACCCGGCGTTTGAAATAGCGTCGGCGTTGTCCTCGATGGTCTGGCCGAGCTTGCCAAGCGCGGTCTTAGACCCTTCGGCCTGTCGCGCCGTGTCCGCAAGCTCGCTGCCGTAGCTGTCAAGCTGGCGCTCGCACTGCATGATCGCGCGCTTCAGGCTGTCGTACTGCCGTTCTTCCTGAGCCGTGAGCTGCGCGCCGCTCTGTTTCTTGCTCTCCAACTGCGCGAGCGCCTGCTTGTAAGCGTCAAGCTTCTGCTTCGTCTCGCCGTAGGCAGAGTTGAGCGCCTTTACCTTCTGCTCTAGCAGCTCGGTGTTTCCGGGGTCGAACTTCAGCGCCTTGTTGATATCGCGCAAGTCGCTTTGGGTGTCGCGCGATGCTTGCTGAACCTTCTTCAGGGCGCTTTGCAGCTCGGTAGTGTCGCCGCCGAACTTGATAACAAGCCCCTTGTAAGTGACCGCCACGTAATCACCCCTCTTCGGTTGTCAAAGTCCCATGAGTGCTTGAAGCAACGCGCCCTCGCGGGTGCGCTGCCGTCAAGAACTCACTTCACGTCATGACCAGAACGCGGCTTCTGCCTTGCGCGCCTTCTCGTCCTCGTCGTAGTACGCCGCAGCGTCGGCGTAGAACGCGTTAATCTCCAGAAGGTCTTTAACCTGCCGGTAGCTCATCATCTGAAGGTCTGAGAGCGTCAGTCCGCATTGCTGGCAGTTGTAGATGTATCGCGCGTCGCACGCGTCTTGCAGGTTACTTGGAAGCGGCGGGGCTGGCCTTTTCGGCTCCCTCGGCTTCCACTGCATCTTTCGCGGCGCTTGGAAAAAAGTTGTCCTCGACAATGCGCATCACGTCGGAAGCCCAACCGTCCCTGCGCTCCAAGTTGTACGCGTCCGGTGGGAAGGAAGAAACCCACTCATCGAATCCGATATCAAACTTCGGCGTTGCGGTCTTGATGCACGCGTAGAAGATTTCGAGCAGCGGGACGATAGCGGGCACGTCGCTAGTCATGAGAGAACCGGCGATCTTGGAAACTGCGTCCGCAATGTCCTTCGGGCGCTTCCTGCCGCCCTCGACAACCTCATTGAAGCATCGAGAATAGGCAATCGGCGTGAACGCGTTGAATGTCGCTTCGTAGCTCTTTTCGCCAACATTGATAAGCATTCGCTACCTCCTATGCGGTCTACTCGGTCTTGTGCGCAAGCTCGATATCGACCGCATCAAAGAAGGTGTCGTAATCGGCAAGGCCGGTGAAGCTGTCATAGCCGCTCGTGCGAATGTCGGTGCTCGGGATGGTGACGGGTCGCCACGTGAACGGGTAATCGAGCTGCGTAATCTCCGGCGTATCCTGAATGGTGTTAAGCTCCTGCGTCGGCTTCGAGAGCTGGCACATGAGAAGGCAGCGGCGGCGACCGAGCACGTGCCCCGGCTGCTCGCACATGAAGGCGAACTTTTTAGGCGTTCGGTCTGCGCTCAGGATGGTTCGCCCGTCCTGCGCGATCTCGTAGCCCACGAGGTCTGCGATGAGCTGGCGAAGCTCAGCCGTCCCCTCGGTGTCGTAGAAGCTCATGGTGCCGCTTCCGCCGTTGTCCTGCTGCTTGTCAAGCCAAACCTCGTTGTCGGCGTAGCTAGAAGCCGTCTCAACGGTCGGCTCCATGCTGATAGCGACGGTGCCCGCGACGTGCACGGGGTCTTCGTAGGTAAGCGCGTCTTCGTCGGTGCAGATCGCGAAATGCGAGTTCTTCACGCCGAAGAATCCGTTTCGTGCCATTTGTTTTCTCCTAACTCTCGGCGACGTTCACGGTGAACGCCGCTTCGGTAAGCTCTTCTGAATCAATGTTCGTGATGCTCAGCGTGAACGGGCACTCTGCGGCTTCGAGTGCATCGCGTATGCGTTTCTCGGTCGCGTAGTCGCGGTGCCGCGTGTAGAGCGCGATATCGTAGGGCATCCACGAAAGGTAGGTGCCGTTGTCCGCGTAGGCCGCTTCGTTGTAGCCCGCGACAAGGCAGATGAAGGGCGGTGCCGGTTCCTCACCGTCAGCGAAGCGCTGGTTAGCCCACGGGATGCCGAGCGAATCGAGAACGCCGCAGAGCGCCTTTAGCTCAATCATCGTCCGTCGCCCCCCATCTCCGCGAACTCTCGCGCCACTTGGTCTGCAACCTTCCTGATAACGCCGTCGCCGGGAACGGTGCCGTAATCCTCGCCAGTCTGGTTCGTGATCTGGTGGCCGTTCTCCAACAGGTGCGTTAGCTGGTATCGCCGGTTGTGCACGGTGCATTCGGTGCCCGTCTCATCGGTCTTAACGTCGGCCTTCCAACCCTTCTTGTAAGCACCGGTGCGCACCTTGATTTCTTGCTTCAACAGCTTTACGGCGCGCCTTCCGGCTTCGCCCGCGTTCTCAGCGAGCGCGGAAACGTTGTCTTCCACGCACTCTTTCATGCAGCTGCTTATGAACCGCTCGATGCTCTGCTCAGCCACGGTCGCCCACCACCTCAGCGAGCGTCAGGCGCACGAAGTCGGGGCTTGACCTGTCAACGCGCGCGACCGTGAGCCGCGCGCCGTCGAACTCGACTAGCCGCTCACCTTCGTATGCGCTCTTGCGAATCTGCAATACGGCTTCGGGGTGTACGCCAGCGGCAGCGGCGGCGTAATAGGCCGCGTCGCCCATAGAGAAGACGTTGCAGAACACCTTGCGCTTTGTTTCCTCCGTCTGCTGCACGCCGTATTCGTCCTTCTTGACGGTCTTAGCGATGAGCTGGCACGTGCCAGCCCACATGCTCATTTCACGCCCCCGAACTCCGAGCTGCCGCGCATCATGGTTAGCAGATCGTCGAAGCTCTGAGTAAGGCGGTCGGCATCGGGGTTGTCCATGCCGAAGTTCGCCTTGCAGTAGACCTTCACCGCGAGCCGAACCGTGCTGTTCGAATCGTCGGCGGCTACGGTATCGGCAACGCCGCCCGCGCGCATCGCGGCGCGGGCGGCTTCGATGAGGTCTTCGATCTCAGCGTCAAAGTCGGTGCAGTCGGCGGGAATCCTCAGCGCTTCGCGGCACGCGTCAAGCAGCTTCGGCTTCTCTGCCATCTGTCACCACCTCGTTACTTTGCGGCGGTGCCGATGGTGAGCTGTCCGAAAGCCTTAGGCACGACAAGGCCGCCGTCAAAGAGCAGGTAGCCGTCAAAGCAGCGCTTCTGCGTACCAGGCTCGACATAGGGCGTAACGTCCACGCCGTCGAAGATGTTTCCACGGAACAGGTCGGGATAACCAGCCTTGATGATGCCATCTGCCATAGAATCGTCGCGCTTAACGAGCTTGCCGAAGATATGACCCTCAACGGCGGGGTCTTCGGTCTTCTCGTCCACGAAGTAAGAGCGCCCGTTGGCATCCTCGACCATAGCAATGTGGTTCCAAATAGTGTTGCCGTTGGCGTAGATAATGCAGCCCTTCGGCGCAGGGTTGCCGTAGGTGTAGAGCAGGCCGAGAAGCTTGGTAATATCCGCCTTGGCAAGCGTTCCAGCGGTGGCGCAGTTAATCTTGTTGCCGGAATCCATGCCGAGCGTGCCATCAACAGTCTTGGCGTGGACACGCGCGTTGGCGGCGACGGCAAGGCGCGCGCCAGTCTCGTTGACGATGTACTGCTCAAAGCCGTTGATAGACTGAACCGCCATCTTACGGCTCATCTTCACGGTCTTCTTGATCTCCTCGCCCGTAAGGGTGATGGGGTCGAACTCGTTCTGCTCCTCATCGGCGGGCGCGGCTCCCTCGTCGGTCTTCGCAGCGTCGCCAGCCTTGATGCTCTTATGGCGGATAAGCTCGAACTGATGCGGGAAGTTGTCCTTGTGGATATCTCCGTAGAGAACAGCTGTGTTGTCAATCAGCGTGAAAATCTGCGTCTGAAGCTCGACGGGGATAACCGCATCGGTGTTGCTGGTCAGATGCGTGAACGCGGTGCGGCGCTCGACAAGCGCGTTGTAAGCGTCGCGCTCAACCTGCGTGAAATCGGTACCCTCGATGAGCTGCACGCCGCTCCGGCGGGCAATGTCTTTCACCCAAGCGCGGCGGGCGGCGGCGTTGTAGTCGGTCGTGTCGCGCACCTGCGGCAGAGCCCCGCGAGCGCTCGCGGAAGTGCCCAGCGGCACGGCATCGACGCGGCGGGCGCTGCCGTTCTCGATAGCGGCGCGCGCGGCGGCGACGGTCGCGGCGTGGCTGTCGCGGCGCTGCGCTGCGGCGGCGTTTCGCTTCTCGATCTCGGCGGTAAGCGCGCTCATGCGCTCAGCGTCCTGCTCGCTCGGCTCAGCATCGGTGCCGTCATCGGCCTTGTACTTGTCAACAAGCCCCTGAAGCTCGTTAAGCAGGTCATCCATAGTCAGTTCGTCCATTGTCCTAAACCTTTCTGCTCTTGGCGATTGCCAGTGTTGCCCTAGCGATTGCAAGGGCGCTCTTACGGCGCGCAAGCTCCTTGCGCGACTGCTCAATCACTCCGTTGAGCAGGTTTCTTGCTGAAATCTCCGTATTGGGGTCAGCCGGAAGGCTCACCGCCGACACGTCGAAAACCTTTTTGACGCGCGTAATGGTCGTGGTGTGCGTGTCCCGGTCGTATTCGTCAGCGCCCACGCTGAAAGCCCACGACATGCGCGTGATAAGGCCGTTAGTAATCTCTTCGTAAAGGTCGCGCGCGGCCTGAGAGCCGCTAAGGTCTGCCGCGATGAATAGCCCGTGCTTGTCAGGCTCGACAATGAGCGTGTTGTTGCTCATGCGCGCAAGCACCTTGCCCGCATGGTCGTACTGCATGATAACGTCGCTCATGTCCGCGCCGTCGAAAGCGCCGGGGTCGATGATCTCGCGATACTCGTTGCCGTCCCAGTCGGTGAAAAGCACGTATGGGTCGTTGAATGTCGATGCGTAGCCCTCGACGTAGTAATCGGTGTCAAAGCGCTTGTTCGCGCTTCCGTCAGCCGTCCGCACGTTGAGCGGCACGGCAAGGGAACGGTATTGCCGCTCACTCGGTTTCGCTGGCATCGTCTACCTCCTTGCTGGTTCCAACGCCGCTGCTCGCGTCGATAGCGGCTATGTTCGCGTTCGTCTGCGCGGCTTGCGCCGCCTGTTCCGCCGTGTGCTCGCTGATGAGCGCAAGGTCGATGTACTCGCCGCGTATGACGTGGCGCTCGCCGCCGTCGTAGTGCGGCGATTGGAAAACATCGGCAACCTGATTGCCGTTCCAGATGCCACGGTCGAAGAGCGCGACCGAGACGTTAAGCTTCGTCGTGTTGCTGGCGAACTCTAGTCGGTTCGCGCTGAACATGATTGAGTTTCCGTGCGCTATCTCGTTCGCCGTGTACGTCATGGAGGTGATAACGAAGCCGAGCTGAACAGCGAACGGCTCGATGCGTCCTTCGTAGTAGCTGTTGAAGGTGTCTTCGTCCGCGCAGTTCGTGACGATATCCTCATTGGAGCCGAAGAAGCGGTAAGCGCTCTTCTCGATTCGCTCCATCTGCGCCGCATCGACCGTGTAACTGTTCGGCGTTATCTGCTGCACGTCTGAAAACAGCTTGTCATATACGGCGATGCCGCCCGCGTTGTCTGCGGAAAGCTGAGCGTTGAACGCCTTGCGCGCCTTCTCTTGGTCGCCCTCGTTGCGGTTCTGGCTGAGCTTGCCGATGAACCGCACCGCCGCGCCCTGATTGATAGCCGACTGCTCGGCTTCGTTCTGCGCGTGCATCAGCTCCAACGTCGGCTGAAGAACGTTCGTGCCGTCGCCGAACAAATCGCTTTGGTACTGGTGGCGCGTCATAACGCCCACGCGCGACCACTCTACAAGCACGCTGTCGCCGGTCGGAAACGTGAGCTTCAGCCAAAGCTCGCCGTCAACGTCGTATGCTTCGCACTGGCTCGGAAGAACGGGGTAATAGCCCGTTATAGTGGTGCCGTCTCCCGCGTCTATCGGGATGATGAGTGCCGTGTCGTTCACCTGAAGAATCGTCCAAACGCGCTTGATGAACTGCGGCGTTGTCATCCAAGGGTTAGGCTGCTGTCGCAGCGCTCGCGCAGCCGTCGGCTGAGCCGTGCCCGATACTTCGGGCTTCAGCTTGCTTGCGTGGTCTGCGCCGCTCTCGATGATGCTGCGCGTAAGCTCGGCTTCGTAAAGACCGCCCTGCCATGTCGTGAACGACGGAGCATAGGCCGTGAACGTGGAGAAATAGCCGTTGACAGCTTGCATCTGCGGACGGTGGAACACCGCATCGAAGAGCGAGCGAACGAACGGTTGTGATCTGCTCAACTCTAACCTCCTATCATCGCGCGGTAATCGTCCGCAATGTTCTTCATCGCAATGAACGCGTCGCACTCAGCCGCCCACGCGTCTATGCGGTTGCGCGGGTCTTGGTTCTTCTTGTCGGGCTGAATGTTTCCGTTCACGTCGGTTCGAATGGCGACGTTCGAACGGCACCATTCGGCAATCGGGTTGGCGTTGTCAACGATGCGCCCTTCCTTGTAGAGCGCTCGAAGCTCCTTCATCGGCATTGACAGCGTTTGTGCGCCCTGAATGACCTTTTGCAGGTTGTCAGCGCCGAAATAGTCTTCGTATGCTTCCACGGTCGGCACATCGCGCATGTGCCACGGGTCGTATCCGCACGCTACGGCATAGATTCCGTACTTGTCTTGAACTTCCGCCACCCAATCCAGAACGTCGCGCTTGTCCATGATGGGCGTTTCGCACGTTCGCATAAGCCCGCGCGCAATCCACGCATCGTAAGGCACACCGTCGCGACCGCCGCGCCGCCCCTCGCGCTCTGCTTGCTCCAAAGCGCGAAGCGGAATCCACGCCATATGAAGCGCGTAGATGTTCGGGTCGTTCGGTCGCTGCATCAGAAGGCAAGCGGCGGTAAGGTCGGTCGTGTCCGCCGCGTCAACGCCAAGAACGGCATACGTAAAGGTTCCGTCGCCGGGGTCGAATGTCGCTTCGTTGTGTATCTCAGCCCACGTCAACCAAGACTGAGACTGGTTTTCAATGAGGTTGAAATCCTTAACAAGCAGCGTAGGAAGGTATGTCGCATCATCCTTAGCCTTGGAAACGTTCTGTCGAAGAGCCGAAAGCGATTTGATCGTGCCAAGGCCGGGGTTCGCCTTAATCCAAGCGCTTTCGTCTTCCCATTCCTCGCGCCCGTCAAGCTCGAAAATGAACGCGATGAAACGCTCTGCCTTCTCGCCGGTCGCCTTGCCGTCAAGCCATTTGGTCGCGTACTCGTATTGCGCATCGAAGATGCTGTTTCGCACGAAACCGTTAGTCGTGATCTCCAACACGAGCGGCTGGCGGCGCGCAGACGTTCCCTGCATCGTCAGGTCGTAAAGGTCGCGGTTCTTCATCGCGGCCAGCTCGTCCACGATTGCGCCGGAAATGTCCAAGCCGTCAAGATGGTTCGTGTTTGCGCTCAGAGCGCGAATGCTGCCCATGTTCAGATCGCAGTACAAGTCTGCAACCCTCTTGCGGATGTGCTTAGCGAGCGCAGGGCTGGTCTGCACCATGCGCCATGCGTTGTTGAAGCCTTTAGCCGCCTGATCGCGCGCGGTTGCTACGTTATAGACCTCCGGCGCGCCTTCATCGTCGTTAACGAGCAAGTCAAGCTCTATCGCAGACGCAAGCGCGGTCTTTCCGTTCTTGCGTCCCATAATCCAGAGCACTTCGCGGTACTGCCGCACGCCCTCAGCGTCAACGAATCCGAAAACGACGGACAGAATGGCGCGTTGGAAAAGCTCTAGCTTGAAATCGTGCCCCAAGCGCCCGGACGGTAGGCGGCAGAAGCTTTCGATGAAGCGAACATGCTTCTGCGCGTATTCCTCGCGGTAGTGGTACGGATAGAGCGGGTCGGTGTTGTCCATGCCCTGAAGCACGATAGCGGCAACCTGCTTCATCTTGCCGCATGCGGTTATATCGCCGCGCAGGATGCCGCCGAAGTAGTCACGTATGGCGCGCTCGCACGAACCATACTTGCCGGTCGCTCTAACCGAACCGCGTTTCATTGATGAAGTCAATGAGCGCGTCGGCTGCGGCGGTTCCGTTCGGCATCATGTCGGTTAGCTGCTTAACGCCGCGTGAGAACGTGGTGAACAGCTTGTTGTATGCACTGAATCCGGGATGCTCTCGCAGCCCGGTTTGCCCGCCGCCGTTGTCGTACTCGGTGAAGATGTCTTCGTAGAGCAGATCGGCGCGGGCATCGTCAAGCTTGACTTTCAGAAACGCGAGGTTGGCCAAAAGCGGCATGACGGCTTTTCGCTTTTCGTCGGGGATAGCGCCCTTGGTGATCTCGCGCAGCTTCCGAAGCTCGCTCTCTACGCGCTTCTCCTTGGCAACTCGCCGCTTCGGCGGGCTATTCCCCGCGACTGCGGGCGAAACTTTCGAAGTATTGCCTACTTTTGCCGTCATCGCAAGACCACCCCCTTTCGAAAATCCGTCACGCGCAAGAAATTACCTCCCGGCGTTGGTGCCCTAGGAACCACCTGCGTTTTGCAGACCGGGGGGATTGTCTCGCGGGTTTACCTGCGGTTTTGCGTCCGCTTTCTCGCGGTCGCTCTGTGTTGTGTTGCGTTTTTTAATCAATCGCCAAGCGATATCAAATTGCCGTCGCTGTCGAATGCCAGCCCTTGCCTAGTTGAACCCTGCCTTATCCAACCATGCACCTTCTTATGGCATCGGTCGCATAGGCTAACAAGGTTGCTTGGGTCGGTAGCAATGCTTGGGTCGCTGATGTTCGCTGGCGTAAGCTCGATGATGTGATGCACCATGACTGCGGGCGTGATCTCTCCCTGCTGCAAGCAGTGCTGGCATAGGTGAGCGTCACGCGTCAATGCCGCGTCTCTGGCGCGTTCCCAATCGGCGGAAGCGTAGAAGGCGCGCGAGAAGTCCTTAGCCATGCGCACCCCCAAACAAAAAGGCCACGAGCGCTGCCGCCCGTGGCCTTACCTAATCCACCGTACCGAACTTTAGCAGAATGCGGAAAGTGAACGCAAGTGCCAATCTTAGGCGTTCTTCAATTTCGCCCATCCTACGCGGTCGATGTAGGCGAAACCAGCCTTGCATAGTTCGCGGCACCATTGCTGCGAGCACTGCATAATGTCCGCTATCTCCGCCCATTCCTGCGCCTGAAGGTAGCCCATGCAGATTGCGTCGGCGTATCTGGTGCCTTTGAGCTTGGCAAGCCCACCGCGTCCGTCTTGCCCGTAAAGCAGTTCGCACGCTTCTTCAATCATTCCTTGCGCGTCGTTGATTCGCCGCTGCAACCTGTCTTCGAAGTCGATACGCTGCAATATCGAGAGTGACCCATCGGAAACCTCACCGCCCCCGCGCCCCTCCGTGTAGCTCTGCGCTTTGGCACCTTCTTTGGCCTTCATGCGTTCGAGCATATCCCGCGCCTTATCGGTCTTCACCACCTCGGCGCGGATACCCTCGAAATACTCCTTGGCTTTCAAGATCGCGTCACCTACTCAACGCCCGTGCTTCCGAAGCCGCCCGCGCCGCGCTCGGTGTAGCTCAGCTCATCGACCGGCACAAGCTCGCAAGGCACGTAAGGCATCACGACAAGCTGGCAGACGCGCGTTCCCGCTTCGAGCGTAACCGTCTCGTAGCTCTGGTTGATGAGAGCCGCGCAGACCTCGCCGCGATAGCCGCTGTCGATAACGCCAACACTGTTCGAAAGCGTGATGCCCTGCTTTGCGGCAAGGCCGCTGCGCGGGAACACAAGCCCCACGCATCCGCTCGGAATCTCGACGGCAAGCCCGCAGCCGACAACACACTTCTGCATTGGTTCGAGCGTGACAGTCTCGGTGATTCGGAGGTCAAGCCCCGCGTCGCCCTCATGTGCATAGCGCGGCATCTCGATTCCCTCATTGACCTTCTTAGCGCGAAGCTTCCTGCCAATCATTAGCGCACCCCCAGAACATGACGCGTGACGCGCACGCTTCCTGCCTTAACCCATTTGCCGCCGTATGTCTGACCCTTCGGGCGGATAACAACCTTGTTGCGGTGGCTCATCGCGACAACCTGATATTCGCTTCCCTCATGCTCCACCGTGTCGTTGAGAAAAACGAGCTTACCCGCCGAATCGACCGGGAACGAAGCGGCGCTGGCGTATGCCGCTACCTCCGGCACGAGCACGACATAAACGGGCTGCTTGATCTCTGCGCCCTTCTTCTTGATTCCGAACATCCTTCTTCCTCCTAAAACGGTACGTCATCGTCGTAAAGGTCTGGCGCTGCCGGTTGTGCTGGCGCAACGGGCGATGGGTCGCCGGTAGCCATCGCAAGGCCGGGCGCGGCTGCGTTCGCTGATGCCGTCGATTGCGCGTCGCGCTTGTACTGCATCAGCTCCACATCATCAACGCGAACTTCCCAGCGCTTGATGCTCTGGCCGTCCTTCTGGTAGCTGCGCGTATTGATGCGCCCGAGAAGCGAAATCTTGGTGCCCTTGCGAAGCCACGGCGCGAGCTCTTCGGCGCGCTTGCCGAACATGACGCAATCAGGCCAGTTCGTATATTCGCCCCATGTTCCGTCGCCGTTCGGCGTGCGCTCATTGACCGCCAGAGAGAATGAAACGACGGGGTTTCCACTCTTCGTATAGCGCAACTCGGCATCTGCACCGAGATTGCCCGAAAGTGTGATCTTGTTTAGGCTCATACTTCATCGCCGCCCATCTTGCGCATTTGCTGCACGATATGAAGGCTGAGCGTCATAACGCCCTTGATGCAGTCTTCTTTGCTCCCCATCTGCTCACCTTGCAGGGTGTCGCAACCGCAGCAAGAGCCATACCAAACGCGGACGTACCAGTATTCGCTAGGCTGATAGCCAACTTCGGGAATGACGTAAACAAGCGTCCCTTGATAGTCGCCATCATTGATTTCATGGATGTTCTCGAAGTCCGGTTTAGGGTCGCCATAGTCGCCCGTCGCTTCAAGCGCAATTGCCTTGACGGTCGCCTTGACGATATCTGAGTAATCGCAATAAAGGCATATCGGCTCAAGCCAGCTTTGGATGAGATCGCGATTCTTAGTCCACGCGTCAACAAACTTCTGAATCATCGAGTACCACCGCCGAACAGCTCGACAAGCGCCGCGCGCTGGTTAGCTCCCAAACCGCGAAGGCGGCGCGATTCGGAAATGTGCAGCTTTCGCATGGTCTGCTGAGTTCGGGCGAATCCGTAGCCCGGTGCAGCCTTGATGAGTGTAAAGACCTTCATTCGCGCCACGGCATCATCGGTGCCAGCCATGTTGAGCACGTCGGGCACGCTGTAAGAACCGTCGGCAACGCCCTTCAAGATCGCGGCGCGGCGCTGGCGTGCTGCCTTCGCCTTTTCGAGGTTTGCGCGGCGCTGCTCAGTTGTCAGATTCGGAATCATCTTCGTAGCCTTCCTTCTCATAGGTGATGTACTCGTTGCCATGCGTCAGCTTGACGGGCGGCGTGTAGTCCTTCAGGGCACCGTCAACGCTGCCGTTCATCAGCTTGCGTTTGAGCCGCGCCCAGTCATCGTCGTTAAGCTCAATGGTTTTCATCGCACCTCATTTCTTCGTGATGCGGTAAGTGCCAGTGAGCTTCAAGCCCTTCAACGTCCGCAAGATGTGCTCTGCGTGCTCCTTGCCGAAGATGGTTAGTGTTTGCGTCGGAATCGTGATCTCGTAGACCGTTTGCGCTTCCCGCTTCTCGCGTTCCCACATCTGCTTTAGGGCTGCTTCGGTCTTCGCCAACGTCGCTTGCATTTCCTTACTCAGCTTCGGCGTGTCGGGCTTGAAATCGAACGTTTGCGGCTCCACTGGCACCCTCCCTTCTCACGATTGCCTGATAATTACTTCTTATCTGGCACGGGCGGTTCTAACCCGTACCGAAAGCGGCGGTTTATCTCGCGTTTCGTCCTCGGTCGCCGCGATGCCCGAAAACGGCGTTTTGGTTCACCTTTGGCACACCTCCTAACCCGCCGCGCGGCGCTTCGCTTCGCTGAAGAGCTGAGCTGCCGCCGCGTCGCGTCCGGGCATCAGGTGGCCGTAGATTCGAAGCGTCGTTGCTTCGTCCGCGTGCCCCATGCGCTCAGATAGCGTCTTCAGGTCGCAGCCGTTGGCGATAAGCCACGAAGCGTGCGTGTGCCGCAAGCTGTGAAACGTGATCTCTCGCGGCAGTCCGCATGCGTCTCGTATGCGGCTGAAAGCCCGTGAAATCGTCGTTGGGCGCATGTAAGAGCCGTCTAGCGTCACCAGCGGGCAATCAGCGCCCAAGCGCCCCAGAACGTCGCTCTGAAGCTTCGTGAAGGCATCAATAACCGCGATATCGTCTTGCGTAAGCGCGATGTTGCGGCACTTGCGGCCTTTTGTCACGTTGCGGCGATAGGGCTTCTTGCCCTTGCCCTCAATGACGTTGCCGCCGACGTGGACGTAAGACATGGCGCGCTTAACGTCGATGCGCTGCACCGCGCAGACCTCGCCAACGCGCATTCCGGTAACGAGCGACAGCCACGAAGCGAAGGCGTAGACGGCGGCGCGGTAATCGGCTTTCGTCTCAATCTCCTTGCTAAGCGCGCCCTCTAGCTTCCCGTTGAAGCCCTCGAAGTCCCATTCGGTGAGCGCCGAAGCTTCGTGCCGTTCCGGCGATGGTTTGGCGACGTACACCAGCGGGTTAGCGTCGCAAATGCCAGCGTCTACGAAGTGGTTATAAGCGCCGCGCAAGAAGTTGTGGACGTTGATAACGCTGTTGCGGCAAAGACCTTGCCCGCCTTCATCCTTCGCCATGAGCAAGCGTTGCTCAAAGCGGTTGAAGTCCATAACGCCAAGATCGCGTGCGTTTGCGGTCTTCAGATAACGTGCGACGTAGCGGCAAAACAGCCGATAGCTCTTAATGCTGTTCGGGCTTGCGCCGTTGCGCTCCCTCAGTTGCACGTAATCTTCGAGCAAATCGGTCAAGCGGTCGCTTCTAACCGTTCCGTCAGCCGTCACGTAAGCCGCCCACGTCTCAGCGAGGGCTTGCGCTTCCTCTTCGGTTGCCGCATTCGGAAACCGCTTGTAAGGGCGAATCGCCTTGCCGTCGATGCTGCGCCCAAGGTACAACCGGCACTCGAAAACGCCATCTGCACCGCGCTTGACCTTAACGCCCATCATGACCACTCGCAGTTTTCACGAATCCGCGAAGGGCAGTTATCGTCGTGGCAGTCCGCGCAATCCAACTGCTCTTTCCTGATGTGGAACTCAACGATTCGGTACTTCAGAGAAAATCGGATGAGCAGCAGCAGGGCATGAGCAAGCGAGTTGGTAAATTGACCGTCCCAGAACGGGCAAAGTCCGCTCATCGCGCCGCGAACCTCGTACTTGCCGCCCATGCTACTTGCCAACCTTCATGAACGCGCGCATAACGCAGGTGAGCGCGAACACGACGAACACGGCAAAGGCGATAAGCCCGAAACCAGCGCCGAAGAACACGCCAACCGCGATGCTCACAACGAGCGCCAGAATGGAAAACAGGACGATTGCGGCGCATCCGTAAGCGCCCTGCTCGATCTCTCTATCTTCTTTCAGCATGTGAAACCTCCTAAAACGTGAGCGCTATAAGCGCGAGAAACACTAGAAACAGCGCGATCGCCAGAAGCGCTTGATAAGCCAAGTAGCAGACGCACCAAAACGCGGCTACGGTCGCGGCGGTGGCAATGGCGCAAAGTACGATCTGATAGCGCTTCACTTCTTGCCTTCCGTCTCGGCAATCAGGTAGTCGATGCACTGCTTGCACTTCTGCAAGTCCTGAACGCCGTTCTTGCGCCGCCAGCGCCAAAGGTATTTGAAGGCACAGCCCCACCAGTAGGCAGATTGGGCGGGCAAGGCGTACTGGTCGCCGCTCATCATCGAGCGCATAGCGTCCATGCACTCAATATGGCCGTCGCCCGCGTAGTGGTCGGGATGCTCCACGGCATCACCGCGCGAAAGCTCGCCAAGGCTCTTCGCGTGCTTCGTCTCAATCATCGGTAGGTAACTCCAATCATCCACTCGCAAACCAACTTGTGAAACGCTCTGAGAAATGGCTTAACGTTCGTGTCATCAGCCCAGCCCGCAATGCCTATGAATCCGTCTTCGTTGAACGAGATAGCTTCACGGCCTGAGAAGTAGAAGCCGCTAACGCGCAGAAACGCGCTTCTGATTCCTCTACCGCCATCGGCAAGGTTGATTTGCGGCTGGTACTTCTTGCGATAGCACGGGTGCATTTCCATGTGCTCGCCGTTGCGCTCATGCTGCGCATACTCGATTGCAAGGAATCCTTCGAGCGCTCGAATGTCGTTCGTCGTGATCTGCTTATAGGAAAGCTTGCTTGCGAACAGCTCGCGCGCGCCGTCTCGTGTCGTTGGCGCAATCATGCCGTCACCCCCATTTCGTGCCATTGTTGAAAACTCTGTTGAAAACCTGTGGAAAGTCGTTTTTCTGGCGCTCGAATGAGCCGCACAAAACAAGACCGCAAAGAGAAGAAGCAAGAGAAGAAACCTTGCTTGTAGAGTTGACTAGCAAGCAAGTACGGTGGGTTTTGGTTTTGGTTCAAGGAACCAAAACCCACCTTGTCTTGTTTTGTATTGTTTTGTTTTATGGTTAGGCGACCATTTGCGAGTGGGTTTAGCCAACCTAAAACCAGAGGTTTTGCATTGGGTTTGCAAGTCATGTCTTTACACCTCCTGACCTGCTGAATCGTTGTTCTTTGGGTTCTTGCGCGGTCTTCCGCCCTTGCGACCGTTTGCGCGTTGGCGACCGAAATAGAGCGCGTTTTTGAGCATGCGAAAGTTCGTCAAGAAGCCGTCTTCGTCTCGTTCGAGCAACCCTATATCCAACAGCTCTTCGACAAAGGATTTGCAATCTTCAATCGCCATGTACTCATCGAACGCGCCAGACTGTCCGAAGCCCAGAATGCCCGCGAGAATAAGCGCGTCTTCCTCCGTCTCGAAAGCGATACGGTGCCCCTTGGTAGCCGCCAGATATTCGCAGAGCCGCCACCAGCGCCCGTAGCCGTCATAGCCCCGGCGATGAATGAGCCGTTGGCACTTCACGTCTTGTGAAGCGTTTGAGTCGTGCGAGAAGAAGGCCATAGGCTCTTGCGCAGCGGTCGTTTCCTCCCTTGTAGGCATGTAGTCACCTCCTAACCGTCTTCCTCGTCGCAGATCACGTCTGGCGCGCCCTGCTGGTGCCATCCGTCCCATACGCAGTGCCCGACTTCGCGGCAGTTCGTCCAAACGTCGCGCCCAACAAACGTGCAGCACGTCTTGCCGCGATGTCGCATGCTTTCGAACTCGCATGCTTTCGAACTCGCATGCTTCGGGGTCTGGCATGGGCGGTTCGCCGAAATCGAGCGGCAAGGTTGCCTGTGCGCTATTCCTCTTCATCGCTTGAAATGTCGTAGGCAATCGAGCTGCCAACGTAGGTGAGCAGCTTTTGCATGTGCTTAACGGTGCTCGGCTCGGGCTTCGCGTCATCTTCAAACAGGGTGTCAACCCATGCGAGGGTGCCGCGAACGATTGCGAGCGTCGCGCCCATATCAACGTCGAAGCCCTCGCCGGTCTTGGGATTGATAAGCGACATGCTGCCGTTGAGGGCGAAAGTGCCAGCGCCGACCTTGGCGATAGTCTCGGTAATCTCTTTACGCTTCATCTTTCTTCTCCTTGTCAAACATGGATGTTCTAAGCTCGATGCGAAGCTTCGGGTTGCGTTCGAGCAGCCAGCGAGCGAGCAAAGAGCTATCGCTGTTGTTGATTCCGTAGGTGTGTTCGTTGCCCTGATCGTCAACGAAGGGCACGCCAACGAGCTTCGTAGTGCCCTCATAGCGCTGCTTTTCGATGAGGTACTTAGTGGAGACGCGAAGCCCGCGAGCGTCGATTGCGAGCGCTGTAAGCTCGATTTCGCGCAGCGCCTTTGGGTTCTTCTCGCACCACTCCTTGAACAGGTAACGCCTGTCCGCGACCTTTAGCGGCATCGAGTAGACGCGCTGGCGCTCTTGGCGCATGACGGCTTCGAGCGGTTGCGTGTAGTTATCGGTGTCCATGCGGGCACCTCGCTTCACGGCTCATGACGCGGCGCAAGGCCGCTTCTGCTTCCGCCTTGCTCGCCGATGGTGCGACGGGTAGCATCTGGCGGCGGTAGACCCTGCCGATGCCCCGGTTTTCCGGCGTGCTCGCGTCTTCCTCAATGCGCGCCATCCAGAAGCCCGCGTTGTCGCGGTAGACTTCGGCCTTCATGACCAGATAACGCGCCACAAGACGCGACCAACCACGATGTAAAGCGGGATGAGAAGCCACCAGCCCACGAGATCGCACAACCAACCCAGAAGGGCGGCAGCGGCCATAGGGAGGATGCCGGTTAGCGTCAGAGCAGCGAAAGCATACAAAGCCCAGCGCTGCCAGCGCGGCATGCGCGCTATACTGTCTTCTGTCAATTGGTAAGCCCCTTTTGACACGCCCGTTCGGTGCTGCAACACCGGGCGGGCATCCTTCTTTGCATCCACGCGGCAACGAGAGTTGTAATCGCGTGGAATAACTGCCGTTGCGCGGCATCTAGGCCGCATGATTCGCGCATTCGTAAAACCACCCCCAAAACCACCGGTTTTAATCTCGGTTTTCATCCTTGGAAACCTCCGTTTACTTTTGGAACTCAACAAACCCCAGAAGCTCATTGGGCATGCAGTCGTACAACCTGCAAAGCTCAACCAGCTTCAGAGCCGATGGGGCGGTTTTCCCGTTCTCCCAACTAAGAAGCGTCGTGATGGAAATATCCAACTGCGTAGCGGCTTGCTGAGCAGTTAGAGCAGCCCGCTCACGTGCTTCTCTATACATTGCAACCATGTTCACCTCCTAATAAGCCCTAGCGATTTCAAAGTAAGAGGAATCGCTTACTCACGAGAAAGATAGTAAGCGGTTCCTCTTAGTCTGTCAACGAATTTTTGTGTACAATAATCGGTGCAGATTACTAGAAAGAGGTCTACTATGAGTTCAGACGATGAAGATATCCGCAAGCTCATTGGTTCACGAATAGCAATCGCACGAAAGGCGGCAGGGCTGAATCAAGAAGAGTTAGCCGCTGCCGTTGGTGTTCATAAGCAAACTATTTCGCGCTACGAACGCGGCGTGCTCGTACCAGATGCCAACGAAATATGCGCGATGGTATCCACGCTCAATTGTTCGGCTGACTTCCTTCTTGGTTTTTCAGACACGTTGACCATACGCGGTTAAATAAGCCGTGGAATCCTAGAATGAAAGGCGAAGTGCGGTGAATAGACTTGAAAAGCTTCGGGCAATCAGCCCAAGCGACATTCTTATTTTCGATACCGAAACAACGGGTCTTAATGTCGGCGGCTCGCGCCGTGATGAAATACTGTCACTCGCTGTCATGAATCTTGACGGAGACGTTCTGTTTTGCGATCTATTGAGGCCATCAGAACGCAAAAAGTGGCCGAAAGCAGAAAGCATAAACGGCATATCTCCGTCTATGGTGAAGGACAAGAAGACGATTATAGAAAGGCGCTCGGAAATCGAACCGATTTTCAAGAGCGCTAAGCTATACGTCGCATACAATGCCGATTTCGACCTAGGCTTTCTTAGAGCTTCCGGTTTGGATATACCAGATCGTCAGACGTTTGACGTGATGAAAGAGTTTGCGAAGATACATGGGGCATGGGACGGCACGCATGATGAATGGTCATGGTGCAAGTTAGAAGATTGCGCGGCGTTTTACGGATATCGTAACTTCGAAGCTCACGACGCGCTGAACGACGTTAAGGCAACCGCGCATTGCTTCAATTCGATTCTCGATGATTTTCTTTTCGGTGAGCCGCGCCGCCGACCGAAGCTGGTTAAGGATGAGTTCGGCGATTCGTATTTCGAGTATGGCGACGAAGAGTTTAGAAGCATCGTTTGCAGCGGTTATGCTGCCGCATTGTCCGAAACTGGCAAACACACTAACTACGCGCCATCATCTAACGAGCTTCAGCAGCAAGCCAAGGATGAAAAAGACAGTGCAGATAACCAACCGGCCAGAAACCATGCCGTGTCAGATCAGCGGAGCACCAATAAAGCACTGGTGTTAATCGGTTCCGTTTGCGCATTGATTGGTCTTGCAATCACTGTTTTAGGTGCTGCAATCGTCGGTGTTCCAATTGCTATATTGGGCGCTTTGCTTGCCGTAGGTGCAAGGGGAAGGAAATAGAAAACCCTGCGCGGCTTCTTGGCGGTCGGCGCGCAGGGCAAGTGCAAAGAACGAAGCGCATTAGCGCACTCGCTCTAAGGGGTGATTTTAGCATGGTGAAGAACAGAGCAGCCATATACGCGCGCTTCAGCTCGCACAATCAGCGCTCTGAGAGTATCGAGATACAAGTTGAGAACTCGCGCGCATACTGCGAGCGCGAGGGCTTGCAGGTCGTGCGGGAATACTGCGACTATGCGCAGACAGGGCGCAACGTCAACCGCGCTGAGTTCCAGCGCATGATGAACGATGCGAAGCTAGGTCTATTTGATTTTGTGGTGATTTACAAGGTGACGCGCATAATGCGCAACCGCGATGAAATGGCCTTGGCTCGAATCATGCTGCGCAAGGCCGGTGTTGAAATACTGTACGCGGGCGAAGAGATCGCGAGCGGTTCGAGCGGTGTGCTGCAACTCGGCATGCTCGAAGTTCTCGCGGAATGGGAAAGCGCTATCGACAGTGAGCGCATAAGAGACGGAATCCAGAAGAACGCCGCTCGGTGCCTTGCTAACGGGCATTCGCTATACGGTTGGGATATCGTAGACGGTCGTTATAGCGTCAATGAGCGCGAAGCGGCGCTTATGCGCAAGATGAAGAACATGCTGTTTTCCGGCCATTCGGTAGCCGATATCGTGCGGGCGCTCGAAGGTGAGAAGACACGCAATGGAAAGCCCTTCAACCAAGACAAGGTGACTAAGCTTCTGCGAAGGGTGCAGAACGGCGGAACATATAGCTATGCCGGTCATGTGGTAGAAGGTGGGATGCCGGGTCTTTGGCCGCAAGTAGAACAAGACATGATAGAAAGCGTCCTTAACGACAGGCACCGCCCGCGCCGCAAGGTAGATTCGTCTAAAGAGTTTCCGCTTTCCGGCAAACTCTACTGCACGAAATGCGGTATGCCAATGGCGGGAATGAGTGGAACATCTAAGACAGGCAAAGCCTATCACTACTACCGTTGCCGCAAGTGCAGAAGAACAGTGCGCCGTGATCTGATAGAAGATGCCGTAGTAGATATGACGCTGCAAGCCGTTGCGCGCGACGATGTGCGACAGCGGATAGCGCAAGGAATGGCGCTCTACCAATCAGAGCAAGAAGAGACGAAGCCAGAAAGCTACTATCTGAAGAAAGAGCTTAGGCGCATTGATGCGGCGTTCGAACGCATCTGGCAAGCGATAGAAGATGGGATTGCACCACCGGGCGGAAAAGAGCGCACGGACGAACTGAAGTGCCGCAAAGCGGAAATCGAAGCGCAGCTGCGCATAGCAGAGCGCGACGAATCTATGTCGTTTGGCGTTGACGAACTCATGCTGTGGCTCGATGAGATCGCAACGGAACTAACGCCGCTCGATATCCTCAACAAGTTTGTTCGGTTCGCTGAGATTGACGGCAAGAGCAACCGCATACGCGTTTACTTTGCCTTCGATAAGCACGGTGACGGCTTTTCGCCTAACAGCGCGGACAAAGGCGAACACCTCTATGAAGAGAGGTGTTCGCCTAATTCTACGCTGGTGGAGCTTATGAGAAAAACGGCGAACTCCACAAGCACCGCCAACCGCGCAGCTATCCAGCTTGATACTTGCATCGTTAGGGTATCGAAAAACTGGTTTGTTGTCGTTGGCACGTGTCAAAAATAGCAATTTCCGGTGTTTGCAAAACACCAGATGGGCGGCTTGCTGTAAGCCCGTCTAACGCCAGAAAGCGGGGCACCCCTTGTCATGGTACCCCGCTTGAACACTAATAAGAAAGCTTCTGGCCGGGGTAGATCGTATAAGGTGCCCCAATGCCGTTCTTGCTTGCGATGGTGTGCCAGTCGATACCGAGCGAAGCGCCAATCTCGCTGAGCGTGTCGCCGCTCTTGACGGTGTAGACGCGCGCAGCGCCAACGCCCGCCCTCTGGTTGACGATTGCCTGAACCTCGCTGAAGCGGTCGCCCAGAACGTCGCTGCGCGTCGGCACAACGCCGAACATTCCGCGTTCCACATCATCTGCGAGCTGAGAAGCGGAAGCGCCGTCAATGTAGTTGATGAGGTCTTGCACCTCTTGGTAACGGTCGCCGAGCTTTTCGCGGCGCTCATCGTCAACGCCATACTCGCCGCGCATGACCGCTGCTGCAAGGTCAAGCGTCGTGCCCTCCGGCGAAGGCTCGGCGACCTCTGCGGGCGGAACGTCGGGCGCTGCCGCGCCGGACGGGTTGGCAAACTTACCCCACGCTTCGCGCGTCATATAGGCGATATCGAGATCAAGCGGCGCGTTGAAGCCATCGAGACGGCCATTCGACGTGTACTGGTGGATTGCGCAGCTACCCCAAGCGCCAAAGCCGCCATCGGGAAGCCACGGCGAAGACTGGTAGCCGGTTCGGTTGTTGTTGGCGTACTGCGCAACCCAGAGCGCGTGATTCGGCGCGATCTGAGACCAATCCTCTTCGGTGCAAACGCTACGGCTCATGTAGACGATGCAGCGAACGCCGGTCTGATCGTAGACGTAATCGAGGAACTGCTTTGCCTTGTCGGTTCCGATGCGCCCGTACATCTCATAATCGAGAACGGGAATGCCGTTGCCGAAGTAGTTACGGCAGCTTGCGACGAAGTGCTTAGCCTGAGCGATGGGGTCTTCTCCGTTCATGAAGTGATAGAAGCCCCAGAGCTTGCCGAGCTTGATAGCCTGCTGAATCCACGGGTCGCAGGTGTTGTGAACGATGGTGGTTCCCTCGGTCGCCTTGCAGATAACGAAATCGCAAGGCACCTGCGCGAGGTCAAGCCCTCGCTGGTAGTTGGAAATATCAATGCCGTTGAGTGCCATAGAAGCCCCCTCTGATGCAGTAGAAGTAATGAAAATCGACCTGCTCTAGCTCTTCGAGCGTGAAGGCGCGCGCGGAGTTCCCAGCGCTCGCCGGGTCGCGTATCCAGTAGCCGTCATCGTCGGCGCGCCAGATAAGCACGACGTGCCCGCCGTAGTCCCTATCGCCGAGCGTTCCGCTCATGCCAGCGAAGGCAAGCCACCCATCGGACACGTTTTGAAGGACGGGTGCGAGATCGTAAGAAATCGGCGTGCTCTCGATGCCGTATTCCGGGTAATGCTCGGCAATCCACGCGCAGAACTTGCCGGGGTCGTTAACGCCATCGGTAAGGCACGTGTCACCCACGAACGATGCGAGCGTGAGCGGCGTAATGTCCTGAAGCGTCATGTATTTGACAGCCATAGCGGCGCATGTAAGGCCGCAGCCGTGGTAGCCGATGGTGCCGCCCGCATATGGTATGTAGTCCCATTGCGGGTCGGTCTGAAGCCATATCGGCATGCTGTTACCCTCGGCAATCGGCCTATCGGCAACGATTGCTAGGCGGTCTTCCTCAGCGGCAGCGTAGCCCTCTTCGCGCGCTTCAGCGAGCGCGCCCGCGTCGCTCTCGATATGGCCAACGATGAGCCAGCCGCAGAAGAGCATTGACGCGAGCGCGCCGGAAAGCACGAGGGCGACAGCCTTTAGCCTACTCATCGCGCTTCGGCTCGGTGTAGGTGAGCGCTTGCGCGGAATCGCCAACGCCCGCCGTGGTCGGGTCGGTCACGATGCCAAGAATCGCGAGCACGGCGAAAAGCGCGTTGATGATCGCGGCCAACTGCTCGTTCAGAACTCCAAAGTCCCACTGGTAGCCGAACGGCGCGGCGACCACCTGCACGAGCAGCAGGACGGCGGGAATGAGAGTAAGCCAGAACGTCTTGTTCTTGATTCGTGCAGTGAAGTTAATCATTTCAGTTCTCCTTTTCATAGATGAGGTCTACGCGGTCGTAGATGTGATCGACCTTGTTTGCCATGTCGTGCGAGTGCTCGCGCGATTCCCTGATTTCGTCGTGCAGCGCCGCCGTGGAAGCCCTGATAGATTCCATAGCTGCTTGCAGCCCTTCCGAAATGTTGTTGCTACGCTCCATCTGCGCAGCGATGCGGCCTTCCATTTCCGAGCGCTCGCGGTCGCGCTGCGCGCGCTCGTTGAGTTCGTCGCGCTTACGCTCTTCGCGCTTCAGCTCTAGCTCTGCCTGTCGCGCTGCGTTTCGCTCTTCAAGCTCCGCCTTGCGCTCGTTGTTGCGCTGGTACTCGTTAAGCAACTGCTTTGCGAGGATTCCGAAGCCGATAGCAACGAGGAACGCGAAGAACCATTCGGCACCGAAGGCCGCTGCATGGTCTAAAACGCTCTCCGCCACGTCAGCCCTCCGTCACCTCTCGCCAGACGGTTTCGGTTCCGACAGCCCCCGGCTCCCAGACGTTGTTAGCAACGAGGGATTCCCAGACCTTGCCGTTGTGCTTCACGCGGGCACCGAGCGGGTAGGGATTCGTAGAATCGGGCTGCACCCATTCGGGCACTTCCTCTGTCGGCGTGTCGGGCGTGCCCGCTTCAAGCACCTTCGCCCAAAGGCTCGGCGCTGCCGTTGGTGCCCAATCGGTCTGCGACGTGTGCGCCTGAAGGCAAACGTAAATCTCGCCCTCATAGCTCGCGCGCTCGCCCTCGGCGTAGGCGTGGCCGTTGCCGTCCCACGCGGCGAAGAGCGCGGCGGCTCGGCTCGCCACGTCGGTTGAGAGAGACGGCGCTTGTGTCTTGTAAATCGCGATGATCGCGCGCACCATGCTCTCTTCGTCTTCGGTGAGTGCCATTTGTTGCCCCTTTCTCTCAGTAACGAAAAAGCCCCCGCGTCTGCGAGGGCTTTGGTACCTGATGGTGTGTGTTCGCTCTTAGCTGAAGAGCTGCTTATAGAGCGCGTCCATGCGCCTTACCGTCTCGTGAGCGTCAAGCCGCTTCATGCCTCCGCGCCACGATTGGTAAGACTGGTTGACTTGCTCGACGGTCATAACGCCGCGAGCGACCAGCGCCGCTTGCTTCTTCAGCTTGCGCCGCTGTCGCGTCACGGAAGAGCGGCAAGGGCGAACAACCACCTTTTCACCCTCGCCATATGAAAACCTCTTCTTCAGGAACACGAAGCCGCGCGACAGCTTCACTACGCGCGTCTTCTTGCGGTTGATGATGATTCCCAGATCGTCGCAGAGCGCTTCGATGCGCGAAAGCGCGTCCCAAAGCGTCTGCTTGTCAAGCGCGATGCAATAGCTATCGTCCATGTAGCGACCGCTCGCGAGGATGCCCGGAAGCGAAAGCATCAGATGGTCTATCGGCGACGGCAAGGCCACCGCTAAAATCTGGTTCGGCTCGCTGCCAAGACCAAGCCCGCGCGCGCCGTGAGCGTCTATCTGGTCGCCCATGACGCGCTTAACGCGCTCATCGTCAATGGCTCTGTCGATGATGCGCTTGCAAGCGTCGTGGTCGATGTTCGCGAAATAGTCCGAGAAATCGACCTGCAAGATGTAGCCTTCCGTCCCGTGCTTTCGCCGGTGGGCTACAAGCTGACGCTTCATGCGCTTGATTGCGTACTCGGTGCCGCGCCCCTTCACGTTTGCGGCGCATCCCTCTGTCAGGGTAGGCCAGATCGCAGGTGCGAGCGCGTGACGGCTTAAAGACTTCTGTATGACACGCTCCGAGAAGTGGACAGAGCAGATATGACGAAGCTTTCCGCGCTCGAAAAGGTCAAACTCGATGAAGCCGCGCCGGAAGTCAGCGCCCGTGAGCAGGTCGCGGCGCGCCCGCATGATGTTTGGCATGACGCGCCCCATGTAGCGCTGAACGCTTGCCTTCCAGCGAACGCCCGCAGCAGCGCCGTTCGCCGCACTGTATAGGTTATCGAGGTCTGCGACGGCTTCTAGCGTGCATCCTTCGATGCGCCTAGCCCTATTCTCCGCGCGCTTGGCATCTCGCCTTGCGCGGCGTGCTGCGCGTCGCTCTTCAGAGTTCATGAGGGCACCCCGCGCGGCTTGCAGTCGGCATCCAGCAGCCGCTTGACGGTTGACCATGAAACGCGGTCGGAAGCCGAGAACCGCGCCATGCAAGCAGCGAACGGCAACCGTCGCGGGGTGCATATTTACGGGCGCATGCCCGATGGTCGCCCCTTCCTTCCTCAAATGCACGGCGCGCGGCGCTTACGGCCGCGCGGTCTGGCAAAGCTTGGGAATCACGGCAGCGGGCGTATCCAGTCGTTCGTCGGCGCGTTGTTGTTGGCATTGCCGTTGTTGTTGACATTGCACGCGTTGGACGCAGAACCACCCATGACAGACCGCAGCCACCAATTGACGCGACGATTTCCAAGGGACAACTCGCGAACATTTTACCCCTTTCCTATGAGTTTCACTCCAGCGCGAGCGCCCTTTATCAGCTTAATGTCGCTGTCGATTCGGTCTAGGATTCCTTCGAGCCGCGCGGCCTTGATGGGAAGCCCCATAGTCAGAAGGCTTTGCATGTCTTGGTAGAGATGGTTTAGGTCTGCCAGCGCAAGCGTCATGTAGCGCTTCCGCTCATCGACGTTGCGCGGCGTGTTCGGATAGAATGCGTCGGCCTTAACCAGATTGAAGACAACGCTTCGCGCCGTCTCTGCCATAGGCACCGCGAAGATGAATCGGTAGGATTTCGGAACGTCGCGCGACGTTACAAGGCGCGTCACGTCGTTTCTGATCGCAACCGCCGTGTTGAAATACTCGAAAGAGCTTAGGTTGCGGTTGCGCATGTATACGCCGCTCACTTCGCGGAACCTCCTAATCTGCGACGGTTAGGCGCATGCGCAAGGCATGCGCCAGCGCGGTACTGTGTACGGCTTATCAGCCTATGAGGAAGCACGGCAGCGGGCGTACCCAGCGGTCCGCCGGCGCGGTGTGGTTGGCAGTGCCGTTGCTGCCGACAGGGCACGCGCCGGACGCAGAACCACCCATGACAGACCGCAGCCACCAAATGACGCGACCGCCCGCGATGCGGCTTGCCGTGTCGCTGAAGATGGGGAACTGGCTATCGAAGCCGACAGAGTAGCCCTTGGTTCCCCATACCGGACAGCC